GTCTCCCAGGAGAAATCATCTGCCAGATCATAGATGGCGCACCGTGCCTCAGAGGCGGAGAGTTCGGAGGCGGTGATCTGAGCGTAGGTCATCGGTGTGGTTGGTTGAACTGAGAGTATTGTAGGGGGTCGGGGGGTCAGAAGGCGACCAGTTGGTCCAGATCCCATTGTGGCACACTGGCAACCTCATCGATGACATAGTTGCCGCGATGCTTGCGAATCCAGGCGTTAACGTGCTTGGTGGTCGTTGCGCTCCACTTAAAGGCAGTCATCATCCACCCTTTGCCAGGCACGATGGCGGCGACGGGTTGATCATAGGAGAACAGGATGCAGGTCCCGTCTGCCAGGGTCACTTCGGTTTGGTTGCTGCCGACTTGCTGGACTTTCATGGTGGTTGTCTGAACTGAGATCAGTATAAGGGGTCAGCGGAGCAGGATGGGGGCAGCGTGTGCCACCCCCTGAACCGTCACACCAGCACCAGCGGATCGAGGTTGTTGATGCTAACGGTGTTGAACTCAGTCAGAACTTTAATGTTGTCAATGTCAAAGTACAGGTCGATTGCTTCAACAACTCCATTGTATTGTGCCTGCAGAACGTGGTTAATCTTGGTGCGCTCTTTGGCACTCACAACATCATCGAATCCCTGAACTTCACCTGCTTTGTTGAAGCGGGGTGCAACACGGGGAAGAACACTTACAAACAACACTTTCTCCAGGTTGAGATTAGGAGCGAACATCAATCGTGCCGCTTCGCCTACACTGGTGTTGGCGTAGTTTTTGATGTTTTTGTTGATGTTGCTGTTGAGTGCTTTTCCAAGAATAGCAACCTTAAGTTCACCATTAACAAACCCAGCAATGTCAATGTCAAAGGTGCCACCGAAACCATCAACGGGCAATTGGTATTCATACTGCCAGGTATACTCTGCCCAATCAGGATTTGCATTCAGAACCTCATCCAGCAGCACTTTATGAAACTCATCAGTACGCTTTGAAGAACGAACGTTCTGAAAGGAAGTCTCGAGGAAGGTTTCCATGTTAAGTGAAGAGAATTGTTTGTGGGGGGGTCGGTTTCCTTCCCCCCCGATGACATCAGTATGGCAGAGGGCAGGGGTCACCGCAAGGGGGTGTGTGCCACTTCAACGATTGGCACACTGAAAGCGTCCGCTGTTGAAGTTAGCGTTAGAAAAGACCTCACGATTGACCAGTTTGAACATACCAAACTCATTCACCAGAACATAACCCTCAGCGTCGATTCTGTTGCCGTAGAGATAAGCGGCAGGACCATTGTTACGGCAGAGGAACAGGCAGTCATCTTTGATTGACTTCACCAATGCCCACAGACGCAGCAGGTTAGCATCACAATCAAAGTCTTCTGGGTTGACTTCTTCACCAGCACGAATGCAGGCATTGATCTGTTGTTTGATCTTTGCTGCCTCTTTATCACTCACGAAGGTGGCAGTTTGTGCCATCTGGCGGGCGAACTTGCACACCTCTTCAACATCAGCGAACGACTCCTGATTGTGTTGAATGTATGCATTCGGTTTCACGAACTTCACCGTTTCGGTATCAGTCCAGATGCTACGATCAGGGAATGCCTGAGCATCACGAAGATCGCTCTCAGCATAATAGCAAGTGTGCGGAGCGATGATAATTTGCTGAGAAACTACCTCAGGAAACTTGTAAGTGATCGTGTTGGGATGATACTCATCATCACCACCAAAACCAATAAAGTCACCTTGGTAGATAGTATCGAAGCGAGGCAGATAATCAAAGCAAGCGTGAAGAATACCCGCAACTTCACCTTGATAGAACGCATCAATTTCTTCATGATTGTGAGCAATACGAATCTTTTTCTTGTTAAAGACTGCTTTGGTGCCCACGAAGAATGTACCCGTTGCAGGATCAATTCCCCACACGATTGCAGGGGCACCATCAATCTTCACGCTCAGATTGCCAGGCGTCACGAACCAATCAAGGATAGAAAGATCACCCGTGAGGATGGTATCTTCGGGGTGTTCTTGGTGCTTGTTCTGCATGGGTTGTTTGCTCATGAACGTAGTATGGCACGAAAAAGGGGGGACCGCAATCCCCCCTGTGACACTAAACGAACTGGCACACAGGCAGCGCCACTTCGGTCATCAGTACGCTCTCCTGACGGAAGGCGGTTTTGAATGCATCAGCGATCTCACGAACGCTGTTAGCATCATCGGTGATAAAGGTCAGGATGGTAACCTGCTCCTGCTCACCCTTCCAGAATCCCACGCCTTCAGTGACGGTGAAACCATCAAAGCGGGGGCAAACCTGCTCACGAATGAAAGTCTGCATCATCGCCTTGCTGATCTTACCAGCGTCGGGGATGTTGCGACCGAGGAACAGTTGGAATTGCACGGGGGGTTTCCCTGAACTGATGTCAGTATGGCAGGGGGGCAGCACGAACGCAACCCCCCTTGTGCCACTTGTTCAACTGTCCTCCAGCAGATCGGGATAGTAAGACTCAACCTCAGAAATCAGTTCCTCATCAGTATAACTGGTGAGATTTTCTTCCATCTGATCACCAACAATACGGAGCAGATCTTTGGTGCTCATGTTGTCAAGCAAACGGTCAATGTATGCTTCAACCAGTGCTTCACGATCGAAAGTGTTAGTCATCAGTCGTTGGTGGGGTGATTTACAATTTGGTCTTCAATTTGGTTCGCAAGTTCTTCCATCCACTCACGAACTTCATCATCTTCGTATTGTGCATTGTCTCGCACAATACGCATCAGAAAGTCAATTTGCTCATCATCGAAATGATACTCTTTCAACATCAGACTTCATCCCTCATTTCAGAAAGTTTTTCATAGAGTGTAGAAACATCTACATTCAGTTGTTCACTCACGAAACTCCAATCATCATGAAACTCAATCAGTGCCAGAATGGCATCGAGTTCCTCAAAAGTCAACGAAGTGAGAGTCATTTCAGTAATCGTAGTTTGCGTTCAGGTACTCATTCACATCGAACTTCTCATCACGAAGTTCAGGAATGTCGAGGTCAAAGATCTCACCAGGAGCATCTTGAATCTCAGACCAGAGTTCATCAAACATGGTGGTTTTCTCAGGAACGAATGTAATGTAGCAGGTCTCAGCGCCGCTTGGTAGTTTTCTGTGCCACTTTCACAACTGGCACATCGTTATCAACAATCGCCTGCAATTGAGTCACAATTGCATTAATGAAGCGCAGCACGGTTTGAATCACCTTGCGAACCTTTTCGTTGCCATTGTTCTCATTGTAGGCACGAACGGCAAACTGATACAAACCAACGACAATGGCACAGATTGTTGCAACATTGAACACCAGAGTTTGGTAGAATTTGGAAGCGAAGAGTTTCATAACATTTAGGGTGTGGGAGGTGAGTGTAGAGAATCCTCAACCACGAATGTAATTTAACCCCTCACAGATCGATCTGCAAGGGGTCTTGTGCCAGTTTCCCAACTGTCCCCATTCTCAATAACAAGAGTCTTATTGAGAATCAATAAGGACTAGTAGTTGAGAATAAGGTCCAATCCGAGAACTGGCACACTATTCAAACGGATCAAATTCTTTTACCTTACAATGGAGATCTTCGCCTGGTTCAAGTTCTAGTAGTTCTCGCCAATTAATATGATCTAGATCTAGATCATCATAACACATGATGTCGAGTGTGACCTGTATGATGCGCTTCTGTGCTATCATGGGCGTCTAGATGTGTATGTGTACTAGATTATATCATGCATAATGACGATATGCAAGTGATTCGTAATCTTGCCCATCTCGTGCATAATCCTCGTCGAGATCTTGTGCATCTCGTGCATAATCCTCGTCGAGATCCGCGTAATCGTTGCCACTATAAGTATAGTCGAGATCGTAGTCGTCGTACATAAGCTCGTCGAGATTGTGTGAACGCTTTCGTATTGTACCATAAAACTCGACGAGATGCAATCTAGTCTAGATGTAGTACTCGTCGAGAATCATACCAGTATATATACGGTCTCGTCGAGTTTATATGCATCTCGTAATATTCTCGTCTAGATTTTAACACGAACTCATAAGAATGTCAAGTATCTCGTCTAGATTTTATAAGTCTTGTGTGGGTCTCGGAGCATTTCGGCGGGCGGTGGTACTTGACAACTGCGCGTTCTTATGGTACGCTCGCTAAGCGCACAAGACCTACAAGGATTCATAAGGTTTCTACAAGCATTCAAAAGCATTAGAGATATTCTCAACATAATACCTAATTGATTCTCAATAAACAATAATTATTGAGAATGTTATAAGAAACATACAATAATTTAATCTAATATTAACTATACCATACAATATTTTTAATACATCATAAAATCTGTTACACCGTAAGATATATCAATGACACCGTACTATATAACACAGTATGACACCATAATATAATCAATGTCCAGAGGAATCATTTACCTTATTCTCAACAAGCAAACAAGTGAAAAATACGTCGGAAACACCACACTTGCAATGAATAAAGAATGGGTACACCATATAGAACGTTCTAAGAGAATGTCATCAGAACCCTTACATAAGGCATTTCGTCAATATGGTGTGCATAACTTTATGATTAAAGAGTTAGATGAATATGATGATACCTGTTTAGAGAACAAACTCAATGAATGGATTGAGAAATATAAACCTGAATACAATCCTATTGTGATTCCTGCCGAAGGCATAAGCGCAAGCGCCGATGCAGAAAAAGCGGAGGAATCAATGCAGGAAAAGCGGGAATCCGTAGGGTTGAGCGATAGCGAAGTATTAATACCCAAACCAAAACCTAAGAATAAAAGAAATATATCAACATCTCACCTTATATCTTGGAATGATAGTATACGTGGAGATGGTAAACACTGTGGCATTAAAATAAGAGGTAAAAACTTAGAAACTGGTTTATGCAAAGACTATGAAAGTGCAAGAGTCGCAGCAATAGAGGTGACAGGTGATCCGAATACCAATCGTAATATTCTAAATGCTGCCAGAAGTGGTATTATTGCATACGGTCATCGCTGGCAGATATTAGAAGAGAAGCAGAAGAAAAAGGCGGTGTTTGGTGTCAATAAAAAAACGGGATTGATTGGTCCCCGTTATGAAAGTATTAATGCTGCTGTTCGTGCCTTTGAGTGTACTGATAAACACAGCATTCTCAAAAGTTTGAAAAATCCTGGTAAGTATTCTTGGAAAAATTGTTATTGGTTTTACGGTTAATTACTTATTATAAACCTCATTCTTTTCTCTATCTTCTTTCTCTGCGGTCTGATTCAAATGCATTGTCGTATGAAGACGTTGTTGATTAAGAAGGCGATTGCGAAGACGGGCAGCGGCAATTGTTCCCTTAACTTTTGCAAGAGCGACTTTTGTTTGATCCACAACTTCAACTTGTTCCATGAATTGAGCAAACGTCTTCATTGTTCCCTTTGACTCTTTTTTTATATTTAGAAGATTGGTACAATCTCAGAGTTTAGATAACCTTGTTCCTTAATATGCTGCTCCCATCTTGAAGCATCTTCAATATTATAGAAAATTGCTTCTTGTTTCGCTTTTTTGTGATCCTTCTTCAATTTGTAATAGACAACCTGGTATTTCATGTTTGTTCCAATGACGAATGACACCTGCAATAATGAATAAGTTAGTAATCAAGTAAGTTATGAAAATAACCGTTCGAATGAGTGCAATTCGATCTGATTCCCGATCACACTTTGATGCTTTCTCTCCCAATGCCTTTGCCCAAAGTCTCCATAGTTTCATTTGTCAGACTCTTTGAGTAACTTTACTTGACTCCAATCATTTCGATACACCAAAACACAAATATCATTCACTCGATCATGCCCTACTCGAACACAAATTGAAATGTATTCGTCACACACAAATCGAACTTCTCCCACCCAATGTTTGTATTGAACAATGATGTCCTTGGCAAAAGATTGTTTCATACAAATGCATTTTCGAGTGGTGTTCTTTTGAATTGCATTGCAGAATATGCAGTCGTATTCTCAATACTTACAGATTTACCGACTGTCTTGGAGTTGACAGGAGCGTGGAAGCACTTGGTTTTGATGTTGTAGAATCCCCAGATGCTGCAAGCAGACCCACCACCATTGTAACTAAACTCATGATGATTACGAATCCAAATTGCAACAACATTGCGTTTAAAGTCAACTTGCTCATAAGAATAACCTTCTGGTGGTTTATGAGGAAACTCAATCATTGTTGTGGATTTGGTAAGGCACGAAGTGAATTTGGATTGTAACCATCAGCAATCAATTGATTCAGAACTTGTTGTGTCACTTCTTTGGTCATGTTGACATATTTCTCATCAACCAGTTCCCAACCAGTTGTGCAGAGTTCTTCAATGCGATAGAGTTTTTCTTCCATAATCATCCTCAGGTCGTAAATGCATCAATGATACCAGATTCATACTCATTCACCAGAGCAAACTTTTGTGCCTTGACGACATTTGGCATGATCAGACTCTGATAGCGATCATCAAAACCATCTTCCTCTGAGAGAAGTTCAAATGCCTCCGTATCACTCTCAGCAATCAGTGAAACGACTCCACCATATTCAGAAGATGGAAACGGAACCCAGTAGTCAACAATGTAAAGAGATTTCATTGGTATTTCTAAATTACTCCTTGATTTTAGTGGAATAGTCGGTGTTTGTCAAGTTTGCAAGTTGTCGTTGAATCTCAAACTTGATCGGAAACAAATGTGAGGAAAAGAAACCAGCATATGGTCCTTCTTTGAGAAGTTCATAGATGTTCTCAGTTTGTTGCAATGCCAGAATCAGTTTTGTCTTTGAATTCATAGGAACTCTGCCGTAAAATAATCAACAGTCATTTCAAGACGAGCAGCAGTGTTTTCAATGTAATCATCAACCAGTTCAGGGCAATCTTCTTGAAGAATCAGATAATACTGATACCAGAGCGGAGAAAGAGAGGCAATCATTTTGCGTAACGACAATTGGGGTGAGATTGTGAATGTTCGGCACAGACTTGATCATATGCCTTGAACATTTCTTGATCACGTTTGATGATCAGTGCATTCCAGATCAGAATGGCAATCAAAACAAGAAAGATATAGGACTTTTTCATCAGCAGGCACCTGCAAAAGGATTACCTACCTGAGGTAGATTGGAGTTATCACGGGTTTCGGTATAACCATATGCCAGACGATCACGAATGTCCAGTGCCATTTCTACACGGTTCAGAAACTTCTTGGACACTTGACCATGAGGAGCAAAAGTGACCGCACGAAGAAACCATTCCTTAGAGATGTCACCATAGGGAGTTTTGACGGGATAGAAGTCAACCACCATGTTTCCATCCTTGCTGGTCAGTTGAGGGGTCTGCATTGGATGTCTCCCGATTACCTTGTAATTATAGGTCAGAAGGACGGCACCACATCGTTGCGTATGCCAGTTTCTGAAGTGTCCATCTGCTCCCAGTAGGAATAGAGTTTATTATACAGTGCCGAAACACTTCCATATTCTCTTGCGATCATTCTTTCATCAGAAATTGTTAAGTTCTGCAATGCGGAAAGAACAATCCCTACTTCATAAACATTTAAATTTACATTAACTTCTTCCATACATTTAGTCCCAAGATACGTTTTGAACATAAAAACCAGGCATCACATTTGACCATGATCCAAGTTGACCAACACTACCAAGTTTATATTCCCATTTATAGGCAAACTTATTATGACTGTCCCAAGTCATAAAACCTTCTTTCTTATCAAACCAAGATTTGATTGATAGACCAAATCGATTTGAAAAGATGTTGCGAGTGCGAAGAAATCCACCCTTTTCACGGGTTTCAATCACAACACACAAGTCAGTCATTGGTTCGCCCTGATACATCAAAGCACAAGAAGTTTCATAACGAAATGGTTGATGAGTTTTTGCCTCTTGTGCATATAAAGGTGATGCAAACAAAAGTGTGGTCAAAAGAAGAAACTTTTTCATACGATAGATTTCTTTGAATTCATTATAGCACGGCGGGCAGAATATGCCTCAAATTCGGATGCAAATGATGCAATGGTCTGTCCAGTATCGGTCCAGACCAGATACCAACGATTTACAAACTGTCGAATATAAATGGGTTTCATACGGACAAACTTACATCAATCTCTTTGATATTCAGACCACACAGTTGATCATACACACGCCTACAGATAATGTCGGTTGCTTTCTTTGCTTTGGACTTTTCATACCAAACGGTGCGAAGTCCATCAAAGGTGGTGACTTGAATGCGATAGTTTTTCATCAGTTTGGAAATTGAAGTTTGTACTTATCGATCAGAAGATCACGGACAAGTTCGCGGTCAACACTATCACCACAAAACTCTTGCCCTTTGATATTCAAAATTTGAATCAGGTCTTGAGTTGCTTTCTGAATCAGTTCAAGTGTGGCACCCATCGGATAGATGCCGTCTTTGCCGTAGAAAGAAAGAACGTAATCGTAGAATTCAGTCATTTCAGTCCTCAGGGTAGAGTTTCCAAGCATCGGGGCGAATGCCCATTTCTTCACAACGCACCTCATACACAATGCGCTTCAAAAGTTGCAGCGGCATTTCATTTTCAATCTTTTTCTGAATGGTGCGGCGGATCTGTTGATCTTGAACGGTGTCGGTAACCATACTAAGTTCTTTTACTTTTGCCAGAAGGGCATCACCAGTAAGCATGAGAGGTGCGTGTCGATTACCTTGTAATTATACTGCCTGCATCAGACGATTTGGAAACCACCATGCCACTTTGGGAACTGGCACACCTCTTTTTTCAGTCAGATACTCCACATATAGTGTTTCTTCTTGCTCCCGTGCCTCTATTTCGTGTGGTTGATACCAATACTCAATATCTTCGACTGAAACTTTACCATAATACATTTTTCCACGCTTGGACCGCAGTGAACCCACCACCCACTGCCGCAGGTGGGTCAGTTCGTGCAAAAGAGTTTTTATATACAACTCCTCATTAAAATAAGTGCCAATCTCAATCAGAAACTCACGGGGTCGATAAGATTCTCCAACAAAATCACAATAACCATAAACTCCTTCACGTCTCAAACCTCGATGAAGAATCTCCACCTCAATCTTGTGGCGTGGAAGAAACTTATTCAAAAACCAAGTGGTAACGTCCTCACAGAGGCGTTTGTTATAACCGTATCCAGAAAGAGTGATGTAAGACATTGACCCCAATGCAAAAACCAAATGAACGAAGAAATGAAGACCAGTTTATGAGTCGTAGTCATCAGGTGTTTCAATAAGATAACCAGTAACTATTCCAACGGGAATAGAAAGTAAAATCCATAAAAGTAACCAAATCAATATCGTCGTCATCGTGCAATCACATCCAGAGACTCCAACAGCATCATCGCAAGTTCCATACGATTATCCTCATCAACCACAGGAATGTTAGCATCCACAAATTCAGAAGCAAGTTGAGCAAAGAGTTCCATTGTCCGCTCATCAGAAAATACAGATGTAGCAAACTCACTCTTGAAACCATCACGCAGCAGTCGCAGGGACTTGGCAATGGTCAATTCACGGATTTCGTTGGCGTAAGACATTTTAAGGAATTGTTGAGTTGGGATAAACATCAGCGAGCATAAAGGTAGGAACCCGCCCAGTCAGCGTGTTGAAGCAACCATTCACGCTGCTCAATGAT